TAATAAGTTCATCTTCGATTGGAATATTTTTATCGCTTTGAACTTCAAAGCCACGATATCCACCTTCACCATTTGATTTTTCTTTACGAGGAAGGGCCAAATCATAGTCAGTACCATCATTATCAACAAATTTAATAACCCCAAACGACTTTCCAACAACATCAACTTTACCGAATTTTTGTAAATGATTAATTAAATAATCAATATCTGTTTTACCAATAACTAAATCAATGTCTTTATTTGGTTTATTTAAAATAAGGTCACGAACTGCTCCACCAACCACATAAACATCTGATTTTAAATCATTTATTAATGATTGAATAAATGGTTTTTGCTTTAAATTATTTACAAAACCAGTAATTTTATTATTTGATTGAGAATCATCTTCAATCATTATTGATTCATTTAAATTATGTTTTTTAATTAAAATAAGATATCCACCATCACCATCTTCACCAATAATTTCGCCATTATTAATATCAAATTCATCGATATCTGAAAAGTCATCTTCATTAGAATATCTTTTTGCATCCTCAAATGTTTTTGTAATCCAGACAATATCTTTAGCTGGATATTTATCAAGTTCTTTTAATTTTTCAGGAGTTATATTAAAATCATCAACATTACCTAATTCTTTCATTTCAAATCTAACAACATCACCTGCAGTAGTTCCTTTAGATTGAATGAAATTAGAATTCACTCTATATGCTTTTCCAACATAATTTTCTTCATTAATTTTTAATTTCTTTTCTGGATGTTCCTTTGTATAATTTTTTACAAATTTAGTATAAATTTCTTCACTAACATCACGACCAAAACCATTTTTTACTCTTTCTCTAAATTCTACTTCTGCTTTATTGGCAATTTCATGTGCACCATCCTTACCTTCACCATCATTACTATATTTTAAGCCATAATATTTCATTAAATGTCTTTCAAGTGTTTCATGTAAAAGTATTGCTCCTAAATCATCTGGTTTTATTATGAATACATCATCAACCCAAATTTCATCTTCTGGAATATGTTTTGCATATTTTTGCTCTTTCTTTGGTAAATCTAAATCAACATAATGGTGACCACCATCGACCCATTCATCAAAATTCAGTCCCGGATTTTTACTTCTTACATATTTACCATTAATTGCATATACTTTATAGTCATCTTCTTCAAATAAAAGAAGTTTATCGAGTCCATCATCTTTATTATCTTTTTCGATTTGTTTTTCAAAATCTTTCATTGATTGTTCATTCAAATTTTTATTATTGTTTTTTATAAAAAAAGGTATATTTTTTTCTTTAAGTAATTTAATAAATTTATTTTTAGTATCTTCATTTTTTTCTTTTGATGGATCATAAATAATTTTTATTAAATATTTAAACAAATCAAGTTCTTCATTAGGTGGATAAAGTTTAATTTCTTCTTCACCGAAATGTGTTCCAATCAATTCATCATCACTTCCAGTTTTAAATTTTATATTATCTGCTTTAATTTTATTAAAATCCAACACAAAATTAGTCGATAAATTTTTATATGTTGTGCCTTCACTATCTTCTGTTGGATGATAGAATATTGGTTGAATTTGTTTTACTAAATTAATGTTTGTTGTAGTTGATACTCCATTACTTTCTCCACCACCCATAATATGCCCATCAAATATTATTGATCTTGCACTATTCGTTGTAGTTATGTGATATAAATATCTACTATTAATATCACCCTTAAAACCATATTGATTATTATTTTTATTTCTTTTATCAATTTGTACTTTTTGAAATAAAAAATATTTTTGTGATTTTTCTAATAAATTTTTGAGTTTATTAACTTCTGCAGTATAATTATTATTATCAATATCTGACATTTTCTTAAACACCTCAACTTGTTTGGGAAACCAACCTGTAGTTTGATTAAGTATTGATTGTAAATCATTTGGTGTTAAGTATTTTGAAAAATATTTTTTTTTAATTTCATTAGCTAATTCATCAATTTTTTTATATACTTCATCTTGTTTTTGTTTAAGTTCATCATTTTCTTTTGCATATTTTATATGTGGTTTATCCACTTCATTTACATTTACCAAATCAGGATATATTTTATCATTAGGTGCTTTATGATACCTTCTATTAATATATTCCTCAATTGATTTATCATTATAATCTAAAAGTTTTCCTATTTCATATGCTTCTTCAGGTGTTTGGTCACTTACGTATCCACCATGACTAATCATAATTTGATTTAATTTTTCTGCATTAGCTTTACCTCTAGGCGTTTGACGATAAACAATATGCATATCAATATCATGATGATCTTGATTAATCTTAATTAAACCAAAATTATTATTATTTGCCATTTCACGTAATTCAGGATTTATTTTAAATGATAATATGGCAACATCTTTTTTCCCTTCAATCATTTTTTTTATTGCATCTTCATCTCTATATGCATCACTTGCATCAATTTCTTCATTAATTGATTGTTCGTTTATATAATTTATCAATTTTGCTTTTCCTTCCGCATCATTAGTCCTTAATATATCGCCTTTACCACCATCCACATAATCCAAATAAATTATATTATTACCATACTTAATTAAGTCAAAAAACATATTTTTGAAAACTTGTTTTACTCTATCTTTGGAATATCCATATAATGATAATTCACCACGATAATCTCTATCTAATTTTTCAAATACTACTCGAACCCAACCATCTTTCATAGCAACATCAAAAACTCTATCATAATCCCAACCAAAATCTTTGTCTTTATATATTCTCATTATAAAACCCTTATGATTTAATCTTTGAACTTTATAAAATTGGTCATCTGGTGATACCCATGCCCAGAAAGTTTCATTTGGTAAATATGTTTCATCAATTGATTTAAGATTTAAATTATTAATATCACCTTGATTACAAGCAGTACTTGTACCACCATTACCACCTAATCTACATTTCTTTTTAACTTCAACTGATTGGCTATTTGGCATAAATGATTTTGTTCTTTCATCGACAGAAAATTTATCATTTGTTGCATCGCTAACAACATGATGATATTCTAAATCTTCTTTTACATCTTCTGGAGTTGTAGGAATATTATTATCTGTAACTGGAGATGTATCATTAGTTTCATATGGTGGAAAATTATCTTGACCAATTGAGTTTATTGCTGAAAATTTTGAACTACCGTCTTCATTCACAGTTAGATTTTCGGCATTATTCGGTTGTAAGAAACCATTACCGAAACCGACATCAAAAAATGCAATTGCTCCACTTTTCTTATACCCAAGATTATCTGGATTATAATAGTCCTTACTTTCAATTCCATATTTTTCAACCTCTTCAGCAATTCTTAATATACTATAAAAAAATTCCTCATCTTGTGAATTTTTTGAAAAGTAATTTTCAACAGTTTTTTTATCAACATTACTATGATATCTCAAACCATAAAGATAATATTCTAACACATCAGAAAATCTAACATTCATTATTTTTTCAAATGCAAAATCCATTCTATCAAATAGACGTTTAAATTCTTGTGGGTCTGTCTTTAATTTTTCTAAAACAATTGCATAAGTTTTGGGAATTTTATTATCGTTTTCAGAATTAATAGTAAATACGTTATATGGTTGTGCAATATATTTTAATGGTTTACCAATTAGTGATAAATTTTCAGCAGCTTCACTATTATCTTTAGTTATTTTTAATACTTTATCATCACCAATATCATAAGCAACACCAAATTGACCACTTCCAAGAAAAGTTGGTTTATTATATCCTTTTACATTTACTATTTTATTAGCTATTGTGTCTGCAAGACTTCTATTATAATCCTCATTAAATATTTGCTCATTCTCTGGTAAGAAAACAGTATTAATATCATTTACTTGGGGTTCAGTTATACCAAAATATCCACCTATATCAAAAAATTTTAATATATTGTCTTCATATCCAAGATTTTCAAGATTAGTATAATCATCAGATTTAATACTATAACTTAATAGTTCTTTTTTAATTTCAAATAATCCAATCAGCCAATTATATGTTTGCTGTCTTTCGATATCCGATATATTAACTTCTGTGTTCTCAGTAAGTATGTTTTTTGCCAATAAAATAATATCATTATAATTAAATTTCTTTTTCATCATAACATAGAAATTCACAGCATTCATATTATTTGGTTTTATTTTATTGATAACATCAACATAATGATTAAATTTTTCAATTGGTTTATCTGTGATGTGTCGTTCAATTATTCCAAAAAATGATAGATTTTTTTCTGTATCAACAATTTTATATAAATTATAAACAATTGCAATGTGTATTGGCTTTACTCTCATTAATTTTGAAGCAGCGTCTGCTTCACTTATATCTGTTGATAGTTTAAATATTTTTGTATCACCAATATCAAATGCAAAACCATTTGAACCACTACCTAAAAATTTTAACGTATTTATTCCTAACTTTTCAGTAAATTCTTTAGCAATATCTGTCGCATAATTTCTATCAGTTAGTGTATATCCCTGCACTTTTGGTGATTGTTGTTCAATATTTTCATTTATAATACTAAGTGGTTCTCTATCATAATAATTTTGTGAAATAAGATAATTTTGAAGTGCTAATAAATTATTATAAAAAGTTTTCTTATCTTTTACTTGACCTAATGTTTCTTTTAAATTATTTACACATTCATGAAAATTATCTACAAGTTGTGGCATATTATTTATTGGCTTGTTTGGATATATACTTCTTTTTATGATAAATTCTTTAAATTCTTCATTTATAACACCATCACCATCTCCAACACCATATGGAATTAAACCCCACATACCATGTCTTTGATCTTGTCCAACATTACCTATATCTGAAAGTATATCGTCATTTCCATCTGCAAAATTATATAGCTCATACATATGATATTTTTGCTTTCTTTGTGGACTATAATATGTGTCATACACTTCGTCATTAAGTCCATAATCAGTTAAGACTATACTTGGTTGACCATCACGAAGAACTTCTCCATATGAACTTGGTCTTCCCATATCGCCAGCAAGTTGACCATAATTAGCAATAAATTCTGTTAATTCTTGTGCAAATTCATTTTCATTAAGTTGTTCAACAATTTCTTGTTTTTGACCAAAAAGGTTACCCCTACCTCTATTAGATTGTTCAAAATTTCGTACATATTGGTATAATTCATTAAGACTTGGAATACCTGTTAATTGGACAATTCTTTTTTCGGTTACTTTTTTAGCTTTTTCAGAAATTAACCAACTATAATCATCATAATTATCATATACTATTGTAACTATATTTTGAGCATCATTATAATGTCCAATATCTGCTTCTGCTGAATTTTGTGCAACACCTTTAGTATTTTTAGCTAATTTTAAAACTTTTTGACCATCAATATCATAAACAATTCTACCAGTACCACTACCAATTCTTGTAAGATATTGACCAGCATATTTTATTTTACCTGCAAAAGATTTTATATTTAGAAATTCTGGTAAGAAATTCTCTTTAAATTCTTCAAATGTCATGTAATTGATAATTTAATTATAAATACAAACTTAACAATAAAAAGAATTATGAAAAAAGTGCAATTATTTTTGCTCCTTTACTTTATTTTTTGATTGTATTTCTCGAATTGTTTCGTATACTAATGTCTTAATCATTTCACGATTTTCTTGTAGCACTTCTTTAATTCTTTCAACTGCATACATTTCAATGATAGTACCTTTAATTGCTTCTTCAACAACTGGACCAAAATTATCAATTAAATAATTATCAACAATTTTCTTTACATTTTCAACTAAATAGCCTTCATTAATTTGCATTGGCTGTCCAGTATTTGAATTATATGAGGGTATTCCAGCATTTGTATTCTTATTTGGTGCAATTCCAGCAGACATTGCTTCTGAAAGTGTTTGTTTTCTTTTAACTTCAAGGTCTTTATATAATTGTTCATCTCTTTCTGGAGACATATCAATTGTTTCATGTATTGTTTGACGTTGAACTGGTGCTACCACTTCATTAATTGGAAGTCTTTTTGATTCACCTTTCTTTACTGCAACTTGATTATCTACTGTTTTAAGTAAATTTGATGAAGCATTATCTCTACCAGTTTTAAGTGATTCTAATAATCCATTTAAAAATGTATCTCTTGGTGTTGCACCAATATTTGTTTGACCACCCAATGAGGAGGGTGCAATATTTTTTTCTCTCTTACGATTATCTATTTCGGTTTTAAGCTTATTTAAATCTGGTTTTGCCATTTTATAAAATTTTATACTTTTTTATAAATACTTTATTGTTTAAAAAAAGTTTTCTTTTGAGTTGGAAACTTTTCAATTTCTTTTATAATTGTTGTTTTTTTATTATCTATCTTAGGTTCTATCTTAGGCTCTAACTTAGGTTCAGATTGTTTTTTCATTACCAAATTTTTTTGTTGATTAATAAAATTTTGTTCTGCAGGTACTGTTGTTTTAGTATTTCTAACTAATTTATCATAAAGATTGGTTAATTTTCCAACAATTGCTTCTGGTGGAAGTTTATCTTTTTGAGCAATATCAATAATATGAAATTCACCTTTTTTATCAATAGCAACTAAATATCTATCTGGTGATTTTTTCATAACTCTCTTTGCTACGTCATATAATTTTTGAATATCCTTTGCTGTTGCATCTCTTTTTTTCTGTCCAGCATTATAGAATTTTTTAAATTTATTTGTTTGTGTATCAAATTGTGATTTATCTACTTTTGTTGCCACTACTGATGGTGCAGCAACTTTACCTAATCCTTTTGTCTGTACAGATTTTGGTTCTTTAGGTGAAACAGAAGCAATAATATTTGTCATTTGCTTATCATTCTGATTATATAATGGTGGTATCATTACATTCCCATCTTCATCAACAAATCGTTTTCCTGTTGGGTATGCTGAAGTAATTTTATCAATTAAAAATAATCTCCAACCAGCTTTTTCTCTACCATCATTATCTCTATGATATTCATGATTAATTCTTTTTCTTGGACTATCTGCTCTAAGACTATCACTCTTGCCTTTATCTTGCCAAGCTCTAAGTACTTTATTTCCAGCAGTACTTGTTCCCAATACAAATGGTCTTATTGTTCGATAACCCTTTTCTATTGTATCATCACCAGAATAATAAATATAAATATATTCATAATTTTGAATAGCATCAACAATATCATTTTCACCTGCACCTTCTTTTAGAAGATGACGGAAATTTTTAATGTTGTTAAATAATATTTTTATTTCTGTGAGCATTATTAATTATGCCGTTGCTGAACAATATTCATGACCCGGATAATAACGAGCACTGTTTTTTGCAATTGAACAATTTCTATCTGCAATATCTTCATTAGTTCCAATTGAACCACCCGGTACTTGTGGGTCTCTACCTCTACAATCACCATCAGAAATTGTATCTTTATTTCCTGCACAATATTCATTGCCAGAAGTGTAACCATGACAACATTTATTTCTAACTAAATTTTCATCTCTGAAACTTGCACTATTTGTTAATAGTCTACTACTATTGTCTGCCGTAATATTTGCCATTTTTTTGTGTTTTAATTTCTTTATTATTATTTATTATAAATAGTTCTGAATTAGTTATTTTTCATTCTCATAAGGCTTGAACACAATTGTGATATATTCTATTAAATGTGGTACAGTATCCAAATATTTCATTTCAGAAATGTCGTACCAACCATATTTTGTATTTTCATCATTTAATTTAACATCTGTTTCTTCGCCAGCATATCTACAAGCAAATATATGTTCAATACTATCTGTATGTCTTTGAATGGTAAATGTTTTTATGAATTTTTTAATTTCTAATTTAGTTTCTTCTTTAATTTCTCTCTCAATTGCTTGTTGAGGTGTTTCATCTTTATTAATTTCACCGCCAACCAATGACCACTTATTTGGCATCCAAATTTTACTATCATCTGCTCTTTTAAGTAAAAGAATTTTATTATCATTATTAACAATTACTGCTACAGCATTTTTTTTTAATTCTTTCTTCTCTTCATTTAGTCTTGGTGTTTGATATGGTTTTAATTCTGAATTAGGATTAGTTGCCACAATTTGTTTAACCCTTTTTGACCTTTCTACACCAGCACGATCTTGATTTAATGTTTTTTCAATAAATGCTTTCATTAAATCACCACCAGCAAGAGCATATTGATTTTTATCATCTGTTTGTGGATTAAAATAATCAAAATAATTCTTTAATCTCTTTAATGCTTGATATGTCAAAACACCGTTTTTAAGTATGAAGTTTGCCCTTTTTAGACCATTACTGTTTGAAGTTGATGCTTTTGCCACTTCAATACTTTTAAGTATGTTTTGTGGGATATAATATGTTTTATTTAATAATTCTTGATTTGCCATTATGCCATTATATTAATTGTAGATTTATTTTGTATTTTTATTATATCATTAATTTTCTCACAAATAATATTAATTTGATTGTCAACATCTTTTAAAAATTCTTTTTCTTTAATACGTATTATATGACAATTATGTTTTTTCCTTAAAAAATTTTCTCTATTTAAGTCACGTTCTCTTTCTTTTGTTTTATTGTGGTTAATTTCATCCCATTCGATACATATATTATATTTTTCAATATATCCATCAACCCAATATCTTACGAATTTCTTTTCACCACCATTTAATGCATGCTGAATTTTAATTCCCAATTTTTCTGAAATCATATCTAAGTAAATTATCGAATTTGCATTATATGATGGAACACGTTTTTTCCAAATCTCACCATATCTTTCAATAGTGGTATTCATTATTTTTTCACTAATTTCTTTAACTTGTGATGGATGTTCCACACCATATTTTTTTAAAAAAGTTTCTTTCATTTTTTCTTTAATTTCTAATAAAGAATTGGGGTTTTCAACTCCATATCTTTCTAAACATGTTTGTTTTCTTTTTTTAATGACATCTTCATTTAATGAACAATTTTCAACACCATACTTAAGTAAATTAGTTTTTTTTGTTTTTTCTTTAGTGTCGGATGATTGTAAGTTATATTCAACGCCAAATTTTTTTAAACATGTTTGTTTTTTCTTTTCTTTAATTATATTGGATTGTGAATTATGTTCACAACCAAATTTTTTTAGCGTTGTTTCTTTTATTTTATTTTTTGTGTCTTCACATAATAAATTTGTTGTTGTGCCAAATTTTTTTAAACACGTTTGTTTTCTTTTTTCTTTAACTTCAGGTAATTGTGAATGATGTTCAACACCATATCTTTTTAAACATGTTAGTTTTTTCTTTTTAATTAAATTAACAATATCATTATTTACACATTTTCTTGAACAATATTTTATATATCCCTTACTGAATTTATCATATTTAAGTGTGTTACCACATATACATTTTGGTAATTCAGTTATATTATTCACATAATTAAATAACATTTGCCCCCAATTAGTAATTTTAAATTTTTCATTAAATTTAATAATATTATTAACCTCATCAGGAAATCTATTTCTAATTTGTGAAATTCCTTTATATTCACCATTAAGATAGTCTAAAAAATCGTTATACATTATTTTCTCTCCAATAAATTTATTAATTTATCAATATCTTTTTTATCAAGTTTATTGATTAAGCCAGCAACCTTTTGAAGTTTTTTGTCTTTAATTTCTTGATTCTCAGATTTTTTTGATATTTCATCTTCAGATTTTTTATTAACTAATTTATCTTCCTCTACCTTAGATTCAGTAATAGAATTTATTTCATCAATTGGTTCTTTAAATGCTTTTTTCAAATGTGGTTGAATTGCTTCAATAATTTTTTTTGCCCATACAATATCTTCTTTCTGACATTCCTCTGAATGAAATTTATCATCAACAGCTTTTCTATAATCACTTTTTAATTTATTTGGATTTCTATAAAAATATTCTAAATCCTTAATATATTTTCCATGAATAAGTTCAGCTAAATCATTTAATAATTCTTTTTGTTCTTGATTCTCCTTTCCTTCAGCGAAACCTAGATTAGAAAAACCAAAACGACCTAGCATATCATATCTGAAAGGTTGTGTACCAATTTTAACATTATAATCTGTAGTATTATTAGCTTGACTTTCTAAATCATTACCATTAGTGGGTATATCGTTTTTACCAATTAGTTCACCATTCGAATCAACTATTTCAAGTAAGTCTTTCTTTTTTAATTTCATAAGAATATGTTTTGATATAAATACTAAATAATTGATATAAATTATTATTTATCTTAAGATTCTACATCATCAACATCTAAATATTCGCTTACTTCTTCATCAATTTTACCTTCTTGTTCATTAACAAATTCTTCAAACACAACATTCGAATTTTCTATTTCAGCAAAAACTTGTTCCATTGTTGAAACTAATGGAATTCCAAATTTTTGTTTAAACTCGATAAAATATTTTCTTCTTTTTTCTTGTTGTGCGCTAAGAAATAATTCTCTATCGGTTTTAGTTGTTAATTCACTAATTTCCAATTCTTGAATTTTCTTTTGATTTTCTTCTCTTTGTCTATCTAATTCAATTTCAATTTGGCTTTTAGGTATATCTACATTACTTCTTTTTATTTGAATATAAACACCATTATATAAACCAACGTGATAATCACTACCATCTTTAACTAATACTAAGTCACCTTCCTTATATTCATCATTTATTGATTTAATTTTTGGTTTATTACTTACAATCATTTTATCATTTAAGAACTTTAATGCGTCATCATATATTTCATAATGAACACGATATTCATCACGCATTTTAAAACCATCCCAAATTTTTCTTGGGTCATATCCTGTTTTATTCCAAAAATCAACTTCAAGGTCTTCTAAGTGCATTGATTCATCGAAATCATCGAAATCAAAGTTTTTTAACATTAAATCATAACTAGTAAATTCATTTTTCTTTAAATCACCCTTTTTATCAATTTTAACTAATATTTTTTTCTGAATTTCTGGGTCAAATCCAACTAATAATGTTTCAACTCTTTTATTAAAAGCATCTAAATATTTTTCATAATTATAAACACCTGTCATATTAGGATTTTCAATAAGGTCTTCATTTTTAATTAATGTAGCACAATATCTTTCTTTCTCAGTTTCTTTATCCACAATTTTACGTGAGTCACCATGTGATTTTTTATAACCACTATTTACATAATAAACAACACTATCTAATTCAGGTTCTTGTGGCATATAATTAGCAATTAACTTTATCTTATCATCAATAGTTAGTTCCTTTTTAATTCTTTCGAGATTTAATTCATCTTTATGTTGTTCAAATAATTTTTCAGCAATTAATTCTCGTTTTTCAATTAATAATTCCATATGTGCTTGCATACCTTTATCTCTACCATTCTTATCTTTACCTCTTTTCTTATATGCACTTAAAGTAGTTTTAATTTTACTCTTACTTGCAATTTTCTTTAAAGGAATTTGCATATAACGAATATCATCAGAATAATCATGATAATATTTAACAAATTCATTACCCTTACCATGAAGAATTAATTTTAATCCATTATCAATAAATTCTTCAATATATTCTGGCATTGCTTTAGATTTAATGGTATTACCAGTTAATTTGATTTTCTCTTTCATTTCACCTGTCTTTTTATCTTTAACTAATGAAAGCGTAGCATAATTAATACGTGCAAGATTTAAACAAGAAGTACTTTTGCCATCATCGTCTACACTCATGTAAGGTGGCTTCATCTCTTCTTTATTATATTTCTCAATTAATGCACCAATACCAACTTTACCACCATATTGCCACATTTCATCAATTTTTCCTTCTGTCTGACCATCAAATACACCATCATCAGTTATTCTAATTGCTGTTAATTCTGGATATTGAAAGTTAATACCGTCAGTAACTGCCAGTAATGCAATACAACCATATTTACTAAACCAATTTATTGCATGTCTTAAATGAATTCTACCTACACATGTAATTCTTGCAGCACAAACATTATCCGACCAGTTAAATGATATGTTTGAACCTAATGCACCGAACAATGAATTATTCAAAATTTTGATAGGCAACTGCTTAATTTTCGCCATTGATATGTCTGTTGGTGTAAGTTCACCATTCAGATATTTGATATGAATTTCAGGGTCAATTTGCCTTAATAATTCAACTTCTTCTTTATCTAGTTTATTAATATTTGCTATTTTTTTATAAATATTACGTGTAGTTGTAAGATAAAGTAAAAACTTTTTCATTACACCTGTAATATCAAACATTGGAAATACTCCTTCAGTTAATTGAATCATTGGATAAAGACTTGCATAGTCAATCTTTATAATACGTTCAGAATATCCAGTTTTAAATGTTCTAGCTAAACCACCACTAAACTTTTCATATTTATCTGGACATGGAATCGCTAAATCATTTTCATAACTCCATGCTGTCATAAGTAAATTCCATATTGCTGCAGTGCCCATAGTACAAATACGTTGATAAGTAGTTGGTACTATTTTAGCAAGCATAAATGACGATTGATTATATAATTCATCTACCTGTTCTGTTTCCCAAAGGTCATCAAGAAGATATTGTTTTACTAATTTCTTACCATTAATAAAAATATTTAAATTCTTTGGTTGTGCCTCTACTTTAAACCAATTAATAAAATTTTTATTTTCAGTAAGATATGTTTTTCTTAATGTTTTATATTCATCATCACTTATTTTATTTTTATTGATTTGAAGCTTATATAAATTCTTAGCAATTTCTTGATACTCTTCAGGAACTTGAACATAATTATTTTTTTCATCGATGAGGAATATTTTATTTTCAGAATAATATCTACCAATTGAATTGTCTTCCCCTTCAATATATGTCCTATTTGGTTTAGCAATCTTTTCAAATTTTGCTACATATTTTAATCCAGTTTCTTTCAAATCACTATTAACTGCTGCAGTTCTTTTTGTTGCATGAATTATATCAATTATTGAATAACCCCACATTTCTGTAGCAGTATATTTATCTGAAGTATTACCATATTTAACTGAAACATTACCTCTTCTTTTTAATAATACTCCTTCTTTAAGTCCTTGTGGTAACTCAGTTAAATCCATTTTAAGTATTTTTGCTCTACCTAAAATAAAATCAAAATCGAATGTTTCTGAAAAATATCCAGAAATAACTGCAGGTTTTAAATGGTGAATTATATTAAAAAAATCTTGAATTAATCTAATTTCAGATTCATCATCATTAACTTTATCAACTTCTAATATTGTTTCAAAATCACGATTATCTCTAATACCAATTGCAAATACTCTGGCTATCTGATATCGTAAACCAGTTGTTTCAATATCAAATGTTAATTTATGTACATTTTTATATTCATTATATCCTTTATAAAGCCTAGACTGTGTTGAAATAAAAAATTGTTCAGTTGTTCTTGGTGAATAAAAACAATCACGATATAAATAAATTGCTTCACCCTTTTTATCATCTTTAACTATTTGACCATCATCGTCAGTTAATTTTTCATATGGGTCAATTCCACCATCCCTTAAATAACTCAATATGTCATTATATGACCTACTACTGGTTATCTTAAAACAATAACCTTCAACTAATCTTTTTTGATTACCAGTTTTTAATGGTGTAATAGTAATACCATATTTTATTTTTTTACTTTCAATATATTGCTCAGATTGATTTTCATATAACTTAATGTTTAACCTTGAAATGTCTTTCATGTAGAGAAATGGCTCATATTTAATACTTTCAATTCTCGGTTCTTTATTCGGTTCACTTATTACGCATTCAGCATGAGATGTTCGAGGATCGGTTTCAATATTCGTAACGTACCTTAACTCTTCATTATACCCTTCAAGAAAACCTTTAATTTCGCTAAGTATATTTTGTTTATTCATTTTCTTATTTTATTAGTTATGTATTAATTCTTCATTATTATCATTATTAAAATTAAATTCTAATTGAATTGGTGATAGTTTAGGTTCATCTGATGAATTTAAATATTCGATACCATTGATATTATAAATCTTATATCCATTACATAATAAAACATATGCATTTTGTTTTATTAAATTTTTATTATATCTATTAGGATATTTATTTAAACCGTAATAATTACTTGATATAATGTGTTTACATGGCACACATTCACAACAAGGTTCATATTCAATTATTTTAGCATCTATTGAACCAATTATTTTTGGCATTTCACAAGAAATAATTAAATCTAAATATTGTTTTGGTAATTCATTAGCAATTTCTTCTTTTTTTATTTTAACTAGAGGAAATGTTAATGGTTTTATGTTATCAATAATTGAAGAATATGAATTATATATTGCTTGTATCTCAGATAAATAAGAAATTGCATCATCATTACTAACATAAGCAATCTGTATTTCATCAAAATTCCTGCATTGTAAATATAATGCACCTAATATCCAAATAGGTAGTTGTTTAAATTTTAATTCATCATCATAACATGAATTAATACAAATATTCATTAGATGTTTAATACTTTGTATTTTCAACTCAGATTTATTAAATTCTTTCGAAAATTCTTCAAATAATAATTCAACCCTATTTTTTTCAAGAATCGTTTTATTTCTATTGTTCTCAATTTCTACATAAAATGGATATACTTCATTACCATCATTGAGATTTTTCCAAACCAAGTATGTTGAATCTAGTCCACCTGAAAAGAAAATAGCTATTTTTTTACCCATTTTTTATTTTATTTGTTAATGTTCTTGTTTTTGGATTATATTTATAAGTTATGTTATCTAATTTAAATTCATTGGTCTTTAATACTGCTTTTATGTCTTTCGGAAATACACATATCATCCACATAGCAGAAATTGGATTGTTGCCAATAAGCTTAAAATAACCATCTCTTTTTACTATATCAAAATCTAAATATTTAACGTCATTTTGGTCATTTAATATATCTTCTAATATATTTGCAAATGCTGCATAAATATCGGGTTTCAAGTTAATTTCTGAAATATCGTTATCGTACATTATTGATTGGAACAATAAATCTCGAAATGGATTGTATCCCCACGAATAAGCATTTCCCATATCTTTCATTTTTTATGTTTATTTTTAATAATTTCAATTAAATCGTTAATAATACTTTGATTAATATCTGATTCATATTTTTCCCCATCAATTACTTGTGAAATTTGAGACCGTTTGGATTCTATCAAATTAAAAACGTATTCGTCAATAGTATCTTTATATATAAAAATATATGCATTAACTGCATTTTTTTGGCCTATTCTAGAAACTCGATCCGTACACTGATCTAAAGTTCCGGGATTCCACGGTATTGTTAACATACCGACTTTACTGGCTTCTGTTAATGTTAAACTTTCTTTTGTTGTTCCTTCACTACCTAAAAATATTTTAATTTTTCCGTTTTCATTTTGAAAATCTTTAACAACATTATTTCGCTCAGTATCTGATTCATCACCTGTATGAAGTCCACTTAATTCAGGATATTCTTTATGTAGTTCATATAAACTTTCCTTATAGAAATCAATTGCAACAAATTTTTCACCACATTCTAATATTGAATCAATTAATTCTTTTACATTATTAACTTTTAAATGTGAAGTATATTCCCTTAATTTACCCATAATTGATAATGGATTTGATAAGTTTTTATTTACAAACTCATTTGCAACACCAGCTTCGAGGTCATAATATATTTCATATTCTTTTGGAGTCATTTCTAATACAATTCTTTGATATGTTTTTTCAGGTAAATCTTTCAGAACTTCAGATTTTTTCTTTCTGTAAATATATGGTGCAATTTTATTAAATAATTCATCAAATTTAGTTAAAGTAAAATCAGTCTCCCATCCATAACCATCTAAATTATAATTCATTCCACAATAATATTCATAAAAATATTTTTGTGTTGCAAAATCAATTGGTGAAATTTGATGTAAAACACTATATAATTCTGCTATTTTATTAGGACATGGGGTTCCACTCATAAACACTTTTGATACTTTTTTATTTTTAAATATATCATCCTTAAATATTTTCTTAAAATTTTTATATGTGTTTGATTTTGTTGATTTTAAATGATGTGATTCATCACAAATTAAACAATCAATTTTTCCAATATTTAATTTATTAAATTTATTTTCTACTTTATTAAAATCTGAAGAATTAAAATACTCATAATTTACGATAATAAATTTAGCATCTTCAATACTACACGTATTTTTTTTACCAATAATAAATGCATTTGAATTTGTGAACTTATAAATTTCATTATAATAATTAAACTTAGCTGAGTTGGGTGTAATAACAAATACTTTATCAAAAGGATTCATTTCTACATATGCTATTGATACTAAGCTTTTTCCTGTACCCATGTCTAATGCTAAGAGAAGATTTCTGGTTACATTTAAGAACATTGTGCTAATTATTTGGTGAGGGTAAAGTACCACATTTGGTTTTAAATTCTTATGAACAACATCTATATATTTCTCATAAGTTTCTTCTAATTCCTGCTTGTATTTTACCCACTGATCTTTTTTAATATTTAAATCAGCAATAAATTTACGTTTTTCAATTTCACTTGCTTCAATTTTTTTTATTTGGTCAATAAATATTTTACGACTATCTTCATTACCGAAATCAAAGTGAATTTTATCAGAACCTTTATATTTTTTAATTAAATTTAATAATGAAGGTGTAGTTACTTCCCATACCATCATACCTGCATTCCATTTACGAGTTTCTTCTGGTAAATTTTTTATCTTTTCAATCAATCCTTCATTGTATTGAAATCTAAGATAATATGCTTGTCTTTTTGAAATTCGTTCTAGATGAACGATAAAAACAGGTACTTGCATGTATAACATTAATTTTATAACACACAAAGATAATTAAAAAAATCTAATTGTCAATTAATATTTTAAATTACTATTGTCAATTAAATTACACTGGTTTTTGTAATACTATCAGAAATAATTGTATTAATTTTATTTAAAATGATATTAATTTGACCATCAATATCATTCATAAATTCGTCTTGATTGATTTTAATATAATAACAATTAAAATTTTCTATAATAAATTTTTCTTTAATAATATCTTTTTCTTTAAATTTTTTACAATTATGAAATTTTTCATTCCATTCAATACAAATATTATATTTTTCAATGAAACCATCAATCCAATATCTTACAAATTTTTTCTCACCACCATTCAATGCATGTTGAATTGGTAAGCCTAATCTTTCCGAAATCATATCTAAATAAATTATTGAATTTGCATTATATGTTGGTACGTGCTTAAGCCAAATTTCACCATATCTTCTTATTATTGTTTCAAGTCCTTTTTTTGCAATTTCTTTATTTTGTGAAGGACAATTAACACCATATTTTTTTAAATTTGTTTGTTTTGCCTTTTCTTTAACTTCTTTATTTTGCATTGGATTTTTAACACCATATTTTCTTAAACAAGTTTTTTCAAGTTTATTTCTAATTTCTTTATTTTGCATTGGATTTTCAACACCATATTTTTTTAAATTTGTTTGTTTTGTTTTTTCTTTAATTTCTTTATTTTGTGTTGGATTTTCAACGCCATAATGTTTTAAAGATGTTATTTTCTTTTGTTCTTTAACTATTTTACTCTGAGATGGAAACCTAACACCATATTTTTTTAAACAGGTTTTTTCAAATTTATTTCTAATTTCTTTATTTTGTGATGGATTTTCAACACCATATTTTTTTATGTTAGTTGCAATATATTTATTTTTGGAACAATTACGAGAACAAGCATAATAATTACAATTATTGATACTTTTAATATATGAATAATATACTATATAATTTTCCTTTCCACAAATATCACATTTAACATGAATTTTTGTGTGACTTGTCTTTATTAAATCATCAATTTTAATGAAAAAACTATCACCAAATTTAGTAAAAATATATTTATTTATGTAGTATTTTTTATTATTATAATTCCAAATTATTTCAACTTTTTTATCTAAAATCATTTAATGAAAAATATTAAATTATTGTTGTTTTAGTAATACTATCAGAAATAATTATATTAATTTGCCCATTAACTGGAAATTTTATCTTTCCGCAGCCTCCCTCATCTCCAGATGAAATAAAATCTACAACAAACTCTCCATAGAATCTACCAACTTTTCTAGTATCTTTTAATCTGAATTTATATGTTAATGTATATTGAGCTTCACTTGGAAAATTAGATTTATCATTATTGATAACTAAATTTGCAGCTACATTAGCTATACGATATAATCCTGTATCTGAATCAGTCATAGAAAAAGTCACAGCTACGTTTTCTAACATATCTGGAGTAATACCATATTGCTCCAATGTATGTTGAGTTAATGGATATTTTAATTCAGGTAATGTACTATCTTTCTTAATAAAGAAGTTACTAATATCGAACGTTGAATAGTTCATTATAATACTTGTTTATTAGATTCAGTATTGACGTTATCTACTGGTTTAGTAATTTCTCCTGTTTTTTCCATTGGTTTTTGTACAAGTTTACCACCAATTGCAATACTTACAAGAAATACTACAATATCCATTGGAATACTAGTTCCTTTAATGGTATTATTTATAATAATAAATCCTGCAATTAATAATAAGTATGTTCCTGCTAACCTAATCCAAGACCTTTGTCCCGGAGTTTCTTCAAAAAATCCTGTTTTCATAATTATATCTTTTTATTATAAATACTTTTATTTTATAAAAATATTATAATCATCCAAACAAATAAAAAGTTCCAATATGAATAACCTTGATTTTATATTTATTTTATATAAATATAAACCCTTCCAGTTCCATCAGTTGCTGCTTGTGTCCCATAATACATAACTAATTTCCCATTATCTAATTGCATCATTGATGGTCTATATACCCCAGACCACGGATAATCCCCACTTATTACTGTAGGCGTATTATTGGGAACTGTAAAATTAATTCCATCAGTGCCATATGCCATCCATATCCCAATCGGATTAGGAGCAGTAATTAACTGTAACCAATACTTGCCCTGATATAAAAAAATATCAATATGCCAAGGCTTTCCAGTTAATCCCCCCACTACAATTGTTTCTTCATTTGTAAACGTTCCTTCCAACGAAGTGCATCGAGAACGTCTGATTTCAAAATTTGGGTCGGTTCCTACGACATAATAAATATAATAGTAATTATCTATTTTTATTACTGCTGGCGAACGAGGGAATAAAGGATATGATGGTAATTGTCTATCATATCGTTCAGTCCATGTAATACCGTCAGTTGACTTTAAAGAAACCATTATCCCATTATTACTTAAGTCATAGATGGGGAAAAACAGCCTAGTTTAATATCTCCAAACAAATGATCTTTTAAATATCTACGGCCTAAAATTGATTGTTTAAAATAGTTAATAGCATCAATCAAACTTTTCTCTGCCGTGAATACACAGGCCGAATGATTAGGAATTGCATCAAACGGTATTTCAGGATATTCTATTTCTTCACCCCTGCGGATCATCCAGTCTAAAAGTGTTTTCCCTACTGGATTTATTGTATCTCCTGCTTTCATATATTTTTATTTAAGGATAAGTTGTACCATTTACTGTAAAATTTGTTATTGTTTTCCCACCAACCGTACTCACTATTGTTTTTCCTGTCGAGTTAGTGAAGTTTGTTATTGCAACATTTGAACAACTTGATGAAACAAGGATCGAACTTGTACCTATTACTTCGGCAGTATGTGTCCCTGTATCAAATGAAATATTGGCTAAATCTGCGGCACTTGGTGGAGTTGTCGGATAATAGTCTTGCCCAAAAAAGCATATAATAATACTTACTGGAAAAACAGGTTGTGTTTGATCCTGTAATATGTCTTATATATCCACCATCACCGGTAAGAATTCTGAAAAAACTAACCCCATCATATGTCGCATAAATATTTGTAAATGTAATAGTGTCTGTACCACCACCCATATATGACCTATTAACAAAACTGCCAGCGTTAAAGTCAACTAAAGCGATTCCATCATCACCAGTATTTAATTCTATATTTTTAAATGTAATTTTACGACTACCGTGACCAATGTCTATTCCATCCTGATTTGCTATTCCTGTTTTATAAGCAACTGAGCAATCATGAATATTTCCATTACGACTTCTCTGAATTAATAAACACCAAGCTTCATAATCTTTTAAGAATATACCTGACAATTCAAAATTTGTTACATTAAGAAAAAAACCGCTTAGGTAATGCCATGATCTCCACCCCGAAGTGCCATATGTAGTACGTCCAGTACCATCATTATTATTTTTACAATTTTGCGACAATGTAGTATTGCCTAATGATATTATTTTTATGTTAGAATTTCCAGTACTGTCTTTGTTCCTGAAAATATTATCATATGTCCCAGCATTTTGAATGATAGTTGCATTATGTATGTAAACTGTTTTATTTGATGGGATAAGTATAGATGATCCAATTTTAAATTTACCATTTTGAAGTAAAATCGTATCTGCGTTGACCAATGCTGTATTTATACAAGTTACATTATCTGTAACACTATCCCCAATAGCACCGCACTGAGCTAGATCAACCCATTTATTAGGTAATGACGATGGATTTGGATCAACCGTAGTATAATCTAAAGATGTCATCCAAACATCATCTATTGTTATTAATGATCTTACATTTGCACCTCCTGTGTATGTCATTAAGAATTTTTTATTGGTGCCTAAATTATATGTTTGTGTAGTCCCTTTCTGAACCCACGAAGCACCACCCCAAACCCAACAGGAAATATTATTTGAGGCATCTAATTTTATCTTTATTATCGCATTTAAATCAGCTATTCCTGTCGCTGTATAACGCGTTGTCCCGCCCTGAACTATTACAAAATCCCATTTCCAATTCGTAAGATCGCGGGTCAAACAGACCCGATTATTATTATCAACATAAATTGGACAAATTATTGGACTGACTCCAATCGGGAAATTCATATCAATTGCAAATTTGACTTGTCCTGATGTAAATGTTGCGACTGAGGCAATATTATCTGCCATAAATGAAGTAGTTCCAACACCTGTAACCATCATCTTTAATACCTGTCCGCCATTTGATATTTTACCGTCTTGGACAAATGTTACTTTTGTCGGGTCAGGATTTGTAACTGTCCATTTTGCAGCATTAATTGAACTTCCAGAGAAATCGTCATGTAGATATACTGTACCCGAATAAGAGGAACTGTTGCCTAAAAAACTAGATAATTGGCACTTCCCTGTTATGCAAGCAAACAATAAAATTGGAATGATGTATTTTTTCATAAATACCTTTTATAATATGTTGTGTAGCTAGTCCCGTTATATAAGTACCAAAAAACATAATAGTTTAATGTGTTTAAGGTATGATCAAAAGTGAGCGTCCCCATATTGGTACATGCTGTAAGGTTGAGATCATGAGTTCCATCCCCAACAAATATTATATAATATTCAGAACCCGAAACTTTTGTTAAGTTTGATAAAACAATTGTCAAAGCAGATGTTACACTATAATTATTTGCTATAGTTTTTGAATGATTAAATCTTAATGAATCAAAAACTATATTTGAAACAGGATATGAATAGTTTACTTCTGATAGAAGTGTATTTGTAAAATCGTTAGTAGAAAGTCCTTTGCCAGTTACCTTATCTACTTTTGTTGAAAGTAAACTATTAGCATTTTGATAAGTTTCTAATCCTGTTGCACTATGAGAGGTATCAGTATTTAATACTGTAATCCTTTCTCTTATTACTTTATTTGTGACAGTATCAATAAATAAAGCCTGTGTTTTAGTTGCTGCAATAGTAACCGAATCCTTTGGAATCGTTACACTTCCTTTAATATTCAATGTAGCCTGTACCTGTCTTGGAACTTTCTGTCCAAAACAAACACCTGAATAAATAAGTAGTAATATTATTATAATCTTTCTCATATCTTAATAGTTTTGACGTTTAAAATCACAGGTCATTGTTGCTGCTGTTCCTGTATTTGTTGTGGTATAACCTAATTTCAAAGTGTTAGAAACTCCAGAACGATACACCCCGTTAAATGTCACTCCTGTACTTGCTGACTGGATTAAATCACCGGGATCAATTAGGTATGCTGTGCCTGTGTTTAATATTTTCATTGAACCATGTGAGTATGTTGTGCCTCTTACTATATTGTAATCAATATCTATTGAACGATTATAAGATAAATCTCCTATTGAAATGCTGTCAGTTGCATTGTTTGTTAAGGTAAATGGGATTCTCTGCTGATATTCTGGATAAATATTTGGAATATTTATATAAGTTCCCACTCCCGGATTTGATAAATCCTTTGTTAATGATGCAGGATCATAAATAGATGTATATGCTCCTGTAATTGTTTGTGATACCAATTTAATTGGTGAACTTGTACTATAATTCCTTAATAAATATTTAGTATTTTTTAAAGAAATATCATTAACTTCAGCATTAATGGTGCCCGAAGACGTTATTTTATTACTAAATGCTATATCACAATTTTTAAATAAAAAATGAATGCCAGTTGTTTTTGGAACAATCCCCACATCTCCGATGTAATTTATAGCCACATTATAATTTGAAAAAATTAAATCACTCATTTGACAATAATCCATCCATCGTAACCCAATTGTTTTAGTTGCTGCTTTATTTTTAATTACACCATATGTTATTTCGCAATGTTCTGTTGCAACAATAACTTCTTGTGTAAGAACATTTAAATAAGTATTTATTTTGCTATTTGCTATTCTAGTATTTAGCATTGACAAATTAAATCCAGTAGTTTGCCTAAAATTTAGATTATCTGAACCAAAATATACACCGTCAATATGTTGAGAATTAGGGAACTCAATATTGCAATTGAAAAATGATAAAGAATTAGACTGCTCATAGTTTAATATTTGGTCAGAAAGTATCGTAATTGTTGTATAATAATCAAAAATATACTTTTGTAAAGTAATATTATAATTTGGTGAAAATATTGTATCACCTACATTCCCTTCAATTGGGTAGGTTACAGTAGTTGTCGTTCCGAAAAAACAACCTTCTAATATATCAGTTGTATAAGGTGTCCCCGTATATGTAAATGTATTTGACATAATTTTTGTCATAGTCAATGGAGTAGCTCTCATATTATAGGTGCCTTTAATTTGAACCCTCGGAGAAGCATACCAAAAATTGGTAAAATTATTTAGTTTTACTATTTCTAATTTGTCATTTATGGACATAGTGAATGTACCAGAATCCAATTGTACAGTGACAACCCCATATAGTAAATAAGGATGAATACTTTTTAAAGCCTTATTGATTGTAGCATATGGATGTGAGGATGTCCCATTTCCTGTAATATCTGATCCCGGAGTTTGTGGATCAGTTGGCATTGAAACATATATGGTTCTTGCAACCCACTCACTTGCTGTATCAATACCAATTTTATTGCCGTTTTTCATCAAACCTAATTCAGCAGTGACAGTATTTGTCGAAATCATTTTACTACCATCAGGAAATTTAAGTGTATCTTCAATAGTAATTGTTTTTTTAGTTTGGTCAAGAGCTTTTATACCATCAGTTTCAACTTTCTTAAACTTTTGTCCAAAGACCAAGACTGGCATCATAAATGCTAATAAAATTAATATTTTTTTCATAATTTTCACAAATTATTTTGAATATACCCTAATTGTTAATAAACCATCTGCTTCTGGAGTTACTGTTATTCCAGTTAAGTTTTTATTGCTAAAAGCAACTGGAATTATTTGACCATCAGCCCAACTCCAAATATAATCATAATCAGAAACTGTATTTGGAAAAGAAAAATCAAACCTAGTAGCACCAGTTGTTATTGCTTTAGTAATGGTATAACTATTAATTGTACCTAAATTACCAGTACTTCCAATTTGAGTGTTACCACTTAATGTTAATGTACTACCTGAAGTTTGTTCAACATTCTGATTAGTTAATTTAATTTTTGTACTTCTTAATGTCATATTTTTATTTTAATATAAATAGTATTATATGAAGAATGTTTCTTTAATATAAATACTTATATCATTATAAAATATTTGTATAGTTTTAATGTGATAATTTATATTATTTTATTTCTGTTTATTTACTGCTTCAATAATTTGATTTATATCAAATAAATTTACTGTGTCATAAGGAAACTGCTGAATCATTCCCGAAATGTCATCATTCATGTACGAAAATTTATTAAAATTATTTATTATGTTTGCATTAGGTAAAATATTAATATGTTCCTCATATCCAAAGACTTGAGGGCTGTTACCTATCCAACAAACAGTGCTTTGTAAATTTAATGCTGCTGCTGCATGTGCTGCAAAACTATCAATAAATAATCTTTTTGTGCTTAATGGAAACACTGCATATAATTCTCTTAATGGTAAATTAAGTGGTTCAACTCCCTGTAAATTTGGTTGATCGGGATTTTTTATGTGAAGAATTCTATATGATTTAGAAAAATAATTTACAAGCTTCTGTGCTATTTCTATTGGCATATCCCTATACCAAGATTTTTTCGAATACTGTTGACCCCCGCCTCCGTGAGTCTGAAGAAGCATTATGGGACGAGAATCTGGTTTTATTTTATCTTTAGCTATTTCGAGTTCTCTTGGATTTAAATATAGTTCTGGTTTATAACCATCATAGGGAACATTAAACATTTTACACCAAGTTTCAGTTAAATGTTCTTTTCTTAATATATGATTAGTTTCATTATAAGGGTCATGTTTCATTATAATTGTATCATCTTTAATGTAGTCATCCTTAAAATATTGAACTTGACCTTGTAAATAAAATCTAAATATATTGGGATTATTAAAAAACGAAGCATCCCAGCTTCCTACTACAATAATTTTCCTATTGGGGTATTGTTTTTTTATTGCACGAATTACAGCAGTTGCTTGGATATTCTTACCGTGGCCCCCAGAAATTTCAAACACAACATAAATATCATTTTCTTTTATTCTATTATCAATTACCATAAATTTCTTATATTTTAATTATTAATCATATTATTTTTATATTTCCAAATATAACCACCTGCTGTTTTATATTTTCCATTTAAATTTGCAGAAATAGAAGTTCGCTGAACATTATTAATTTTAGATGCTTCTTTTATTGAAACATATTCATTCAAAAACATTCCATTCACATCAAATTTTAATACTGCTTTTACGTATAATTTTCTTTCAACAATATATTTTTTTGGTTTTTCATTAATATATGTAAACATATAACCTTTACACATTTTAGTTTTATGTTTTAAATTTGTTGTTATTAAACCAACAGTTATTGTTAATATTTTTGCTGCTTCAGTAATTGAATTATAATTAGCAATTAAATTACCATTTAAATCATATTGTGATATTGATTTTCTTGTACGATTTTCTCTATATTTTATTATTTCTTCCGGTACATTATTTTCATAAAACCACATATAGCCGCCAGCTTGGTCATAACCATTCATTCTTAAACATTTATTAATTAATTTTGATTTTACTTTTGTTATTTTTTCTGCCTCACCCTGACCTTTAAATTTATTTAAAAATTTACCTTCTAATGAATATTGTAATATTGAAATATTTTTTTTTGCTACTTTTCTATATTTAATATTTTTAATGCCATCCATTGAAGTAAACCAATAATATCCTGCTGATGATTTATTAATTTTTTGGTTTAATGCTTGAGATATTTTAGATATACTAACCATTACTGATTCTGATGCTTCGGTTAATGAATTATATTTTTTCATATATTTACCAAATTCATCGAATTGAAATACTGGTTTTGAATTTTCCTTACCCATTGTACCACCGCCATCAGTTAAATTAGTTAATTTAACTCCTTCTTCTCTATATTTTTTAATATAAAAAATCTCTAACCTTTCGTGTTCATACATATTTAATTCTTCATTAAAAATATAATCACACTCATCAATTACTTTCATTTCTGGTTTTAATTCACAATATAATATTTCATCAATAAAAATATCTTTATTTAGGTTATGTTTATATTTAATGTGTTCTCTTAACCTTCTTTTCGGATTACTTGTATATCCCACATAAAACACATTATTATTTCTTGGATCAATTAATACATATATATAAAATTTCCTTTCTATCATTTATAATTTTTTATATTTTTTTATAAATACTAAAGTAATAATCAAAAGTTGATGATTCTATAAATTATTTTGATAATTATATAATAAAAAATGGTGAAAATTTCTTATCACCATAATGATTTTATTTATAGAAAATCAAATTTAAATATTAATTAATAAACGCTAAACTAAACCATGCATTAAGAATTGAATCATACATTAATTCTAATGCACCATAATTTGTATTAATTATTGCAGTACTAAAACCATCAATATTTTTACCATTACCTGATATAGTAATATTATTTACTAAAGCATTATTGCTAACATCTTTAATTTTAAATGCTTGACCATTAATTGGTGAACTTGGTAATATAATTATTATTGAAGTCACGGCATTAATTAATTGTACATATGTACTTCCAGTTGTTAATGTTACACCAGTTGTTTGTATTGTTTTAGAATATATATTATTTTTGTCACCACTCGTACTACCACTAGCAGTAGTTAAATATACTTGTTTGGTTGTGCTATTCCAACCCAATAAATTACCACTACCACTA